GCGTTGTTAACACATTGCCAGAAATCGATGGCGTCACCAGACGAGTACCAATGGTTGTACAATCAAATGGACAACTCTATCCTTCTATCACGCTTGAAACATTAAGAGTTGCAAGTGGCGATCCAAGTTTCCAAGTAAAAGTTAATGAAGGTTTAATTGAAGCAGTACGCATTCCAAAGTTTAGAAAGATTGAAACAGATGAAGTTGGTAGAGTTTGGATTGATTGGTCAAGTCAACCAATTGAACACTCTGCTGCAAAGTTACCAAAAGATTTTAATGGTGGTATTGTTATTGTTGGTCTTACTGCAAAGGGACTTAACAATCCAGTAGCTACTGCAACAGGTGGAGTGTATCCGCATTATCTTCAAGCAGCAATCTTGGATACGTTAATTAAAGGTAAGAATATATCAAGACCTGATTGGGCGTTAGGTGCAGAGTTACTATACATCATTGCAATTTGTATTATCACTTTAATTCTAACGAGATTTACGCATGGTTATGTATTTGCATTACTTTTATCAGGAGTTACGTACTATGCCGGTATTGAATTATTTGTTCGATCAAGCTATTTACTTGATGCTGTATTCCCTATACTCACCCTCACGCTCGTTAGTTTCCACGGATACGTTGTCAAATTCCTTGTTGAACTGCGCCAAAAGCTCCAAATCAAAAAACAATTTGGAACATATCTCAGCCCAGCATTGGTTGAAAAACTTCAACGAAATCCAGAGTTGTTACAGCTCGGTGGTGATTCAAGAGAACTCTCGATTATGTTTACAGATGTTCGAGGATTTACTACAATTTCAGAGCACTATGGCAAAGACGTACAAGGCCTAACTAAAATTATGAATCGCTATATGACAGCGATGACAGCAAAGATTATTGAAAATAATGGTACCCTAGATAAGTATATTGGTGATGCACAAATGGCATTTTGGAATGCACCACTAGATGAACCACAACATGCCAAGATGGCAGTGCGCACAGCATTGCAGATGATGAATAGTTTAGAAGAATTTAATAATGAAATTACTAAAGAAGGTATTCCTCCATTTGGCATGGGCCTTGGTATTAATACAGGCACCGTTGTTGTTGGAAATATGGGTTCAGACCAACGCTTTGACTATACTTGCCTCGGAGATTCGGTCAATCTGGCTAGTCGATTGGAAGGACAGTCCAAGCCCTACGGAGTTAAAATGGTATTAGGTAGTCTAACTGCCGAACAAGTTAAAGATGAATACGATGTATTTGAATTAGATTGCATTGCAGTTAAAGGTAAAAAAGAAGGTGTTAAGATTTACACCTTAGCACATGAAACTGAAATGCATAGATCTTTCTTAGAGTTATATTATGCAGGTGATTGGAAGAAAGCGTTAACACTTATTCCATTATGCATTAATGCTACACCTGAAATGAGTGATTACTATGATGCTATGAAAGAAAGATTATCTGAAGGTAAGCCATCTAATTGGGATGGTACATATAGAGCAACATCTAAATAAAGGAAAATAAATGTCATTTGAATTTGATTTTACAAAAGAAAAACTACAACAAATTATACCTAACGCTGCTTATGGCGTTGATACGTGGTATAACGAATTAGTAGAATTATTGCCACCATTCGAGATTACTACTGTTGGTAGAGTTGCTGCTTTCTTAGCGCAAACTGCTCATGAATCTGGTGGTTATGCAGTTCTTAAAGAGAACTTAAACTACTCATCAGATGGATTGAATAACATCTTTAAAAAGTATTTTGCTGGCGCTGGACGTGATGCAACTGAGTATCATCGTCAACCGGAAAAGATTGCTAATTTAGTTTATGCAAATCGTATGGGTAATGGTGCACCTGAAACTGGTGATGGTTGGAGATTCTGTGGTCGTGGTTTGATTCAATTAACTGGCCGTAGTAACTATACATCATTTGCTCAATCTGCTGAGATTAGTGTTGAACAAGCTGCAGAATACCTCGAGACTCCACGTGGTGCAGTACACTCCGCTTGCTGGTTCTGGTATTCAAATGATTTAAATACATTTGCTGATGCTGGTGATTTTGAAGGTATGACTAAGCGTATCAATGGTGGAACTATTGGTCTTGCTGATCGTATTAATCACTACAATCATGCAGTACACGTTTTATCTGCTTAAGGGAAATAAAAATGAAAAAGAGTTTATTTGTTGCAATGATGTTGGCATCTTCACTTGCCTTCGCTTCTACGCCTACTAAAGGTGTTGACTGTTCTAATAAAAAGAACGCTACTAAGATTCAGTGTAAAGAAGCACCAAAATCGGACGTAGAAAAAAAGGCGGTTGTTAAACCACCTGAGAAAGTAAGAAAAGCTCCTGACTCTGTAAAGAAAAAAGCAGAAGCTAATAAGTAAAACAAAGGACTCTTAAGAGTCCTTTTTAATTATCTTATACCGTATAACGAAGATGATGCAAATGTAGTGCCTTGAAACGCGAATTGCGATATCAAAGAAAAACCGATCCAATCTACATCTGTTTGTACGCTTAATCGCAAATCACATACTGCTTTATACATATACGCAGTACCAGATTGACTATGAGTTCCATTAGTTTCTATATCAAAGTTCATTTTAAAATTTGTAACACCTTGATTATCGACAAATACTTTTTCTACACTAACGTCAATATTGCTATCAGAATAATTGGAAATATTAAAATTGTTTGAAGCTGGAATAACTAATGGCCCAGTTGAAGCAAGATTGATTTGTTGGTAGACTTGTGTAGAACCATTAAGATATCTTATTTCTCCTAAACCAATATTAGTAGTACCAATTGTGTTAGAAGGTTCATAAAAAATATGAGGTGGTTGACCAGCGCCAGTAATAGGATTAATTCTAGGATAGGCTCCGGTGGAGAATACTGGGCCACCCGTGTAAAACGGTCCTTTTGGCGATCTAAGAAAAGTAGTTGGTTTAAGCGTTATTGGTATAGTGTTGCTAGTCGCATATAAACCACGAAGTTCTATTCGAAATTTCGTAAATTCGCCATCAAACACTTTTATAGTAGAAGCGATAGTAGGAATGTCTTGTAAATGAATAACTGCTGCAGATGAATTTGGAGAAGGAATTGAAGTGGGAAATGTTTTTTTACTAAGCAATACTTTTGGCGAGTATGATATTCCTAGTTCTTTTAATAAAGTAGATCCAGCTCTAATTTCAACTTTACTATTTGCAGGCCAATTTAATGGTATTGTTGAATCATACCCTCTTTCTACAAATAAACCTTTAGTACTATAATTGATTGATGTTATTTTTACAACTTCTCTTAATGTATTGTCTGAATTAGAAATAGTAGCAATACTATAATCAACGCCTGGTATCATCCCTTGAGGAAATGAAGCAACTGATTCTAATTTTAAAAGAGTTGAAGTGCTATTACTATCAACTGGTATACTTAATGTTGAAGATGCGCCATCTTTAAAAACGAATGCCATATTAACTTAGTGCCTCTTGTCCTAATTGTGAAATACCTAATACACTACCACCAAAGGATGTTACACCGCCGGCATTAACGTTACCAGATCCAGTTGAAATTGCATCGCCACATGTAGCTAAATCACCTATTCTAGCAACACCAATTCCATTAGCGAATACTGTTTTAGAAGATCCATCTATTACTGGTCCAGCATGAGAACCCAATCCATGTCCTTGCACACTAGCACCTTTTACAGCGATGGGTTGACCATTTATAAAAACTGTAGGTGCTAAATTGCCGGTGATAAGACCACCGGCTCTATCTTGATTGACTCTTGCTATTCCTGGCATGTATCTATTTATCTGATTTAGATACTGCAATCACCGTCATCATTGTCTTACATTCTTGAGATGAATTAGTCTCCATAGCGCATTTCACATACACTGGATTTTGTCCTTTTTCAAGAGACAACTTAACTAAGTCTTTTACATAACCGGTATTGATAATATTAGCAGCAATTATTCCACCCATTAATAAAGTTACTGATGCTGTAATAATAACTAATGATTTAAAAAACACTTCTTTATCATTCATACTTATTTAACTCCTCTTGTGGTACATTAAACAATTTGTTAGGAAACTTCTCTTTCACATTTTGTTCTAATTCGTTAAAGGTTTTACCTTGACCTAGAAACTCATTGGTTTCTTTATTATACAAATAAAGCATACCATTTTCTTCTTCAATGCGTGATGGAATAATTCGATCTTTTAAACGCTCTAAGGATTCACCTACGCTAGTTTCTAGTTCACGCAATAATTTAAACTTTTTGATTTGTATATGAATCGCAAATAAGAATGCGCCTAAAATAAATCCTAATATAAATTCAATCATCTTAATCCCATAACGCTCTAAAATATTTGCCAAATAAAGTTAATCCATTTTGAATACGATTATCAACTTTGCTCCAACCTTCTTTATCCCATTCTTTATCTTTATAGAATTCTTGTTCCCAATCATCCTCATTCAATTTCTCAAATGCAAAAATCATTTCATCCATAACCCATTGCCAACGCATATGCCATAGATCATCTGTATCCCACTCATATTCTTTTGGCTGAGCCATATGACTTCTTAAGTACTCAGGAACGTCTTGATCGTCTACGTTTGGTGATCCACCTTTATTAGCTTTTAATTGCTTTAACATTGGTAGAATAATCTTAGTTAATGTAGAATCCATTGACCAAGTATCCCAACGATCGATCTTTACATAATCGATTTTACGATCTACCTTTTCCCATATGAATTTAATGATGTGACTAATTGGTTCGATAATAGTAGCTAATGTGTCTGACCAAGCAGGTGCATGTACCCACTCATTATCTGGTACAAAACCATTTTTACGTGCACACTTAGACCACGCTGTCCAAAAGAACATATACTCAACAATAGTGTATGGACTAATCCAATGACTCTTGTATTTGTTTATGTAGACTTTCATTTTAAATCTTTTTCTAATGTAAAGAATGCGTCAATCTTTGCTTGCTTATCCCAAGCTCCACAATATCTATTATCTTCATCACATAACTCAAATGCTTCTTCTTCAGAAACAACACGATGAGATACAATTGTTTCACCAATATCTAGTTGAGAAAACTCTTTGGCCTGTTCAGATACAACGGTATCTAATGCCCAATCTTTTTTACCAACTGGTACTTCAACAAGATAACGTTGTCTAAATTGTTGTACAGTTTCTACCATTACTAATTCAGTTTTCTTCTTAGCCATTATACCTCCAAATACTTCAATTCAAAATTTTCTGCACGTTGTTCATATCCACTGTAACCTCTTGGATTACAACTAACTCGTGTAGTACCAATCATATAATCAAACACATCATGTGTATGTCCGTGAGTCCATAGTTTAATGCATGGTCTATCCATAATAAACTCAATTAAGTCTGAACTATAAGCACCATTCATAGTCGTATCATGTTGATAGCGAGGATGCGTACTCAATTTGCTTGGTGCATGATGACCTACCACTACAAACTTTTGATTACTTTCTGCAGTGCATAACTTAATATACTCTAACATTTTACGATGATCTTCAACAGTATCCTCTGGTGCAAAGCGAGCTGGTTCTTCTTTTGTCTTTTCACCAATGAAAATGTTATAACCTCTTTCATCAAGTTTATAACGACTACCATTTTTACCATCTTCAGTATAATTAGGATTCATCTCATATAGTGGCACTTTCCTTTGCACCATACGATTACTATTTTCAATGACATGATAATCACTCATAGCTCTTTTAACATGAAGCATAGTCAAAGAATCTTCTTCATTCATATCAGTCCATAATGTACCACCAATAAAAGTAACATCACCAAGCGTAAATGTTTCTTTATCTAGTAGATGAATATTTGGAAGAGATGCTAGTACTTTTTTAATATCACTGATTGTGTATTTAAAATCGTAACCATAATGCTCATGATTACCAGCAACGTAAACTACGTGTGGAAATTCATTAGAGCAGTTTGCAAAGAATGGAATAAATTTCTCAACTGTTTTAGCAACGCAAATGTCGCCACTTAGAATTAATACGTCAGCGTTTTGTTCATTCTTTAAAACGATGTTATCGAATTCTAAGTGGAGATCTGATGCGAGTGCTAATTTCATAGTGTTCCTTAATAATATAGTATTATTATATCACAGAAATAACCCGCTGTATATATTAATGCTTTAAAACGCAGACTAAATTTTTGTAATCTTTACTTAAAGATGTTAAGGCAGAAACTAAATTATTGCGGGAATCTAGAAACGATTTATATCCCTGACCCTCAAATTTAGTGGCGTTTTCAGCCATTTCATCAGCTAATTCAATTAAATGCAAAAAATCGCTTTCAATCTTTTTACACAGTATATTATCCACTTCTGTTAACATACTATTCACTTGGTTAACTGTACTTGCATCTTTCATGATAAACTCCATTTATAATTTATATAAATTAAAAAAACACACATATTGTGCAACCTATAGATTACAATTCTAATTTATATAATCTATAAATCAATTATACCACAGCAATTTCCTGTTGTAAATATTTTTTTAAATTACGTTCCAGCGGGTTCCATCAAATACCAGCATAATGCCCGATTCATTACTTAAATTTAATGTAGTAAAGTTATCTATTTTTTGACCTGCTGAACCAGTTACTTTAACTGAACCTCCATTATCTTGATTCTTGATAATGTAAACTTTACCAGTAACACCAAGCGGTAATGTAATTGTTATCTTATCATCTTTCTCGTTAGTGCAACCAATATAGTAATCTGTTTGTAAAGCGTTATAGTTTACAGATGTAAGTGTAACGTTAATTAAACCGCTTCCACTATTATTAACTGAAATAACACCATTTGCGTTTACATTAATTCCACTACCAATTTGAACAACACCTAAAGAAGTTGTAGTGGCTATATTAGCATCTAAAGAAACGGGCAGTATACCAGCTGGAGCCAATGTTGTTGGCAAAGGATTTTGTAGCAATCCTCTGCCAGCTAACACCACATTTGGTTGTCTGTTATAAGCCATAGATTATAATAGTTTCCACTCTGTGCCAGAGTATACGAATGTTAATGAACCGTATGGAGCATTGATTGTTGCTGTTGCTGCGCCATCGATTGTACCAGCTGCTGGAGTAATAGTAATAGGTGTAGCTGGCGCAGCTAATCCCAATCCATCTTTGATATAGAATACCTGTCCTGTTACACCTGTTGGTAATGTTACAGCAACTGCTACTGGACCTGGAACTTCAACACTAACTACTTCATTAGTTGTTAATACTGCAACAGGTGTTGTTGTAGCAACGCGCACAGCCAGAATATCTGGGCCTGCGACAACGTCTAGTGTGATGGTCGTAGCACCAGTGTTTGTAGTTGGTGTTACTGTTATTCCTGTACCGCCAATTATTGACAGTGAATTATTTGTGTATGACATTTTGTCTTCCCTTTGTTTTTGTTATACGCTTGAGCGGGGTTGCCACGCAATGCACCACCATCTATATTTGACTTGGGCATTCCACTTAGAGCAAATTCTAGTGTCTAAATTGAACGCTTTGCAAGTCAAACAATTTTGACCTTTTGGAGCATTACCATATCCAGCTGGTTGATAACTGTCTGGTAGTGATGCTGGTATTGGTGCACCATTTGGGTATACATCTAATCTTTTGTACATATATTTTTCCTTTTATACAATGTTCCATACGTCATCACTAAACACAAATGTTATGGATCCGTAATTGACATTAATTGTTGCATTAATGGAACCATCAATCAAAGCTGTGTTTGTGATGGTGATTGGATTTGTTGCTGCTGTCCCTAGCACGTCTTTAACGATATAAACTGTACCTTCTACAGATAACGGTAGCGTGATAAGAAACGGTGCGCTTGTAACAACGCCGATAAAATAGTCATCAGCTGTGACAAGGTAATTAGATTCAACTGTGGTTGTGGGAATATTCAAACTTCCAGCTGGGCCTTGTGGACCCACAGGACCCTGTGGACCAGTCGGTCCTGCCGGGCCCGGAGGTCCAGCAGGTCCTACACCACCTGTAATAATAATATCATCACCAGCACCACCTATAGAATTAAATGAACATACTGGATAGATTGGCCGCCTTGGTAATACTCTTGGCAATCTTCTAAGTTTGCGTATTGGTTGAAATAAGAAAGGAAACATTATTTAATCCACTTTCTCTTTTTCTTATAGGTGACAATAGGATTTACTATCGTCTCCTTTATAATACTAATTTCTTCATTTACACCAACTTTTTCTTTAGCTTCAACTAATTCTTCATTTGGCTCTTCAATTGCTTGTTCAATAGAAGTGCCACTTAATAATTTAGCTCTAGCAATAATATCTTCTTCACTTGGATAAAACGAATACGTAGGATATGGAAGCATTGTGCCTTCTTCTTTCCACACTCTATCACACTCTATTAACCAATTAGCAAGATCTTCAGATTTACTTTTAATGTATTCTTCTGATATTTGTTGTCTAGCTAAATTTAATATAGAACTATCAAATTGATTAGTCATATCAATTCATCCTATCTAATATAATAATAGTTAAAGATACAATAGTTGTTAAAACTGCTGTAGCAGTACTAATTGATTTTATAATAAACAGACGCAACGAATCTAATTCTTCATTAAGTTTAATATGACTATTCTCAATATCAAGTATTCGTTTATTGAGAACAGCAACTCTTTGAGAACACAGTTCTACATGAGCTGGTAAACTTTCATGCTCTATATTTTCTGATGATGATTTACTTACTAACATAAGTTTATCCTACAAACTCTTTTGGAAATTTTCCAATGATACCAGCGCTAAATACATCAGCTAAGCTAGGCATTTCATCAGTTCCAGTTGTAATAAGTTTATCAATGTTATCAATAGCTACTTCATTAGCTTCCCAATCTCTAGCATCACGTGCTTTAATTGAATCAAGCCAGAAAGTTACTAACATATTGAAATATGACTTAACAGGTTCTTTTGGCCAATACTCTGGATTAACGGTAGACAACATTGTTGAAATCTCTTCAATGTTGAGATCCCATCTAGCTTTAGTACCATTAATAGGAGTGCCTTCTTTAAGTTCTTGCATAACAGTAACGCCAATTTTCCCAAATGTCGATAATGCCTCACCAAAAACTCTTCCTGTTTCGTCACCATAGTATGGAGCAACCAACCCACCAATTTTCTTAGCGTGAGAATAAATTCTCTGTTCTGCTTGCTCTTTTCCATCAATTTCGCTGTTTAACGCTATTGAATAATTCAACAGGCTCCAAGCAAACCTTGACCACCACGTTCTAGAATCCATTCTAAACAACATAGATTCTTCGGTGATAGCTGCAGGGCTTTCTTTGCCAACAATAGCGTCATAGTCTTCCATAGTTAAAGCCTCTTCACACTCTTCGCACATGTCAACTAGCTTAGTAGCTACAACATGTAGATCTACGTCAGCCTTAGCGTCTTCTCTAGCGTACTCAAGTAAGCGAATCATCAATGGAACGTCTACAGATATAATATCTTCTTCGTTTTCAATTGATGAACCACTTGTCTTTATTTCACATTCAGCAAATTGATTTTCGTCAAGTACTACTATTCTCTTATACATTTAATCATCCCCAAATATTAGTTGGTGATTGAATTTGTGAACTACCTGTATATGTTCCAGTGTTAACTAAACTTTGGTTTGAAAATTGACTACCAATTGCGTTAACGCCAATTCCATATCCAGTAAATCCAAATCCAAACGATGGATTAAAGTATGGAAATCCATAACTTCTAAAGTATATTGGACTATAAATCATTTCTTTTACTCCTTGTATTAGGAGCGAACCCACCCATTAATAGGTAGATTCGCTTACCTATTAATTAATATGGGTATCCATATCCATAACCGTAACCACGACCCCAGCCACCATAACCACCATAACCACCATAGCCACCGTAGCCGCAGCCACCGTAGCCGAATCCACAGTATGGGTTACCGTAACCATAGCCACCGTAATACGGATAGCCAATGCCTGCTGCTAGATACGGACGGCCGTATCCACCAAATCTTGCAAACATATCATTCTCCTTAAACTACGTTAGTTGGAGTTTGAGATTGTTCGCTACCTGACATTGTACCTGTATTAACTAAACTTTGATCTTGGATTTGACTTTGAAGAGCATTAGTTGCACTAGCAAGATTTGCAGTTTGAACTGCAGTGTTCAAACCACCATAAGCTAAACCTAGACCTTGATAACCAAGACCACCACCAACTAAGGCTGTGTTTTGATTAATAAGAGCAGTGTTCAAGTTTTGTGTATTCAAACCATTAATCAACTCGCGTGTACGTGCTGATTCTTCCATCAACATACGCTGTGTCAATGAAGCAGTTTGACCAATAGCAGCATCGGTACGAGCTGCGGCCAACATTGTTTCAGCAACACTATTAGCAATTTGTTGCTTAAGATCAGCAAATGCTGCAGTGTCGTGTAACGCTACTTGCATAGCACGGTTGTTAATATCATTAGTTTGAGCTACTGACAATTTGTAGTTTTCGAATACAGAGTCAGCTACTTTAGTCTTTGTAGATTCAATCTCTCTTGAAAGAGCGTAGAATGGATCCATCATGAATGAGTCAGCCATGATTTATCTCCTTAAAGAACGTTAGTAGGTGTTTGAGTTTGTGTATTACCGGTGTATGTACCAGTATTAACCAAACGTTGACCAGAAACTTGACTACCGATTGCATTAACAGCGCTGCTCAAGTTAGCAGATTGGTAAGCAGAATTTAAGCCACCATAAGCTAAACCAAGTTGATTGTAACCAAGACCACCACCAACTAAGGCTGTGTTTTGGTTGATCAATGCTGTGTTTAAGTTCTGAGTGTTCAAACCATTAATCAAATCACGAGTGCGATATGATTCTTCCATCAACATACGTTGTGTAAGACCTGCTGTTGCGCCTACTGCTGCATCAGTGCGTGCGGCGGCCAACATAGTCTGTACAACGGCGTCAGCGGTTTGCTGCTTTAGATTTGCCAAAGCAGTTGAGTCATGCAATGCAACTTGCATAGCGCGATTATTGATGTCGTTTGTTTGTGCTACTTGGAGTTTATAGTTCTCAAAGACGCTGTCTGCTACTTTGGTCTTTGTTGCTTCTACTTCACGTGATAGTGCGTAGAATGGATCCATAACGAAACTTGTATATTCAGCCATTTTATTTTTCCTTTTTCTTCTTTTTATTAGGAATTTAAAAATAGCGAGGAACACATGTCAGTAGTACTGGCAAGCGCTCACCGCCTTCTATTGCTTGACAAATGTCAAGACTAACGGTGATACGTCGCCGCTACCGATTCGGGTGTGTCCCAAATTCATTGTGGTCTTCTTTGAGACCTTTTGCGTGTAAGTATTACTACTTACTGTTTATATTATATATACGACTTGAGACCTCGAAAGGACTCAATTTATTTACTCTTTAGAATTTTCTTCTTTAGTTTCTTCTACAGTTTCTTCTTTATCTTCTTTGTTTTTGTTGAATATACTATCCCATCTGTTATCGTACTCTTCTTGAGTTACGCTAAACGGACGTGGCTTACAACCTTTTCCGCCTTCATTCATATGAATTCCTCTGATTAAAAGTTTATATATGGTGGGCCCAGTAGGACTCGAACCTACGACCAAAGGATTATGAGTCCTCTGCTCTAACCAACTGAGCTATAGGCCCTAATACTTGGTGCCCCTTGTCCGACTCGAACAGACCACCTACTGATTACAAATCAGTTGCTCTACCAGATGAGCTAAAGGGGCAAATACCATAATTGAGAATACTGTTATGTGTTTAAGATGGCTTTATAAACCCATCTCCTAGACCTCACGCTTTCATTCTACCTTTGGGATGATAGACTATCTCCGATGATGGATGCGATATTGCTAGGATAGTTATCTCCCCTAACAGTTGGGATTCCTATTTCTTTCGCTCACATTCTCAATTATGGCTCCTCGACCTGGGCTCGAACCAGGGACCTACGGATTAACAGTCCGGCGCTCTACCGACTGAGCTATCGAGGAATTACTGTTATATTATAAAAGTACTGGTGCCTGTTGCGTAAGTGTTCTACGCACAATCGCATTTCTAATCTTTGCTTTTACCTTAGGCTTACTTTCACTCTCTAACATTTTATTTAATGCTGCTACGTTTAAACCATACAAACGAACTTTACCAGTTTTTGTATGTGTTGGTGATTTACCTTTTTTCTTTACAGCTGCCATATTATCCTCACGTTAAAAATCTTTGGCGGAGTAGACGGGACTCGAACCCGCGACCCTCGGCGTGACAGGCCGATATTCTAACCAACTGAACTACCACTCCACAATGTAATACTATTATATCACAACAATGACTCGTTGTAAACAATTATATATTGGCATCCCGATACGGATTCGAACCGCAACCTTTGGTTTTGGAGACCAACGTGCTACCGTTAACACTATCGAGAACCTGAACTAATATTATATCACACCTATCGCTCGTTGTACATAATTTTGGTGCCTCAGACGGGATTCGAACCCGTAACCTAACTGTCTCTTGAACAGCCGCGTCTTCCATTTGTTTGCGCCACTGAGGCATAAAAACAAAAAACCCTGAAACTTTTTAGGTTCCAGGGTTAGTCTTTATTCGTTTAAAACGTATTACATTAACTCTGGACGCCTCTACATAGCCATGTTGCTAATAACATTGCGTTAGTTTTTACCAGAGTTGTGAGTATTGTTTTCATGTAATATTATATATACGAATCGTTTAACTATTCAACACTTTTGCTACTGAATTAATAACTGATGCAATACGACCAACATCACGCAATTGCTCAACACTATAACCTTCTTGCTTCAATGTTTCATAGTGTGCTTTAACACAGAAGTGACACTTACCAACAATAGAAGCTGCAAGTGAATACGCTTCAAAGTTAGCTTTAGTAGTTCCACCATGCGCTGCAATAGCGTTCATACGTAATTGTGCTGGTAAACCAGTTAATCGCTCATCTTCAGCCATCTCAACGAATGGATACCAAACGTTATTCATAGCCATAATAGAACCAGCTGTTAACGCTGCGTCTCGCTCTTTGGTATCCTCCAAACTTGACTGAATAAAAGAAACGAGTTTTCCGTTACCTGTTGCCATTGCTGCCGCAAGTGCACAGGCGTTAGCGACACCACTGTCCAAGGTGCTGCGATTAATAACGCTATCAAGATTGAGCTTAGTGTCTTTTGCATATTCTGGTAATACCTCTTTTATTTGGTCAACCCAACTCATAGAGTCTCTCCACCAATTTTACGTGAACAAGCACACAACTCACCTGTTTGTAAAGCGTCAAGAACACGTAGTGTTTCTTCTGGTGAACGACCAACGTTAAGGTTGTTTACTGTAACGTGTTGAATAACATTATCAGGATCAACGATAAATGTCGCTCTAAGTGCTGCACCTGCTGGATTAAAGAATACGCCTAACTGTTCTACTAAACTACCTTGAACATAACGATTACTTGCTTCATCGTATGTCGTTTCTCTTTGTGTGTCAGCAAATTGAATATGACGAATCTTTTTCAAATCTTCATGAGAAGCTTGCCATGCTACTTTACAGAATTCGTTATCTGTTGAGCCAGTAAGTAATACTGCATCACGGTCTTCAAAGTCTTGGAATAACTTATCATACGCTACGATTTCCGTAGGGCACACAAACGTAAAGTCTTTTGGATAGTAAACAATAATCTTCCATTTGCCTTCAAAAGATTTTTCATTGATGTCAAAGAACTCGCCTGTCTGTCCTGGCTTTACGCCCGTAAGATTGAATGCATCTAATTTTTGTCCAACTGTTTTCATTTCATTTCCTTTATAGAGTAATTAAAAAAAGTAATCAATATTATGTATCAATAAATTTCGTTAATATAGGTACTTGTACCTATAATATTATTTGATTAGAGTTATTAATAAAATTAATAATACTTGCTTATAAGCCACAATATTAGAATAAAGGTGCTTAGGTAAAATGCTAATCTAAGTATTACAGCATGGAAAAATAAAAAGATAAAAATACCACCTGCTATTAACAGGTGGTTTATCGTTAATGTGTCAACAAATGCAGCGACTGTTTCTATATTCATGTAACTATTATATCACATGAATAGCTCGCTGTACATTACTTTTTAACTGCGGGCTTCTTTGCTGCAGGTTTCTTTGGCGCTACCTTTTTAGCGGCAGGCTTCTTAGCAGTAGTTTTCTCTGCAGTCTTTAATGCCTTTTGATATTTGTCATGACGAGCAGATAAGCGCTTTAGTACTTCTTCACCATCCATCCAAATATCTTTATTGTCCAATAAAGAACCTACTTCTGATTCAGTTAAGAAGTCAGCGTAAATACGCTTTAACAAATGCTCAGACCACTTACGCTCATGCACTAATTGGTCCATCATTTCTCCACCTTTACCAAATGTACCACCTGAGTAATTATGGAACATAAAGATTGAGTGCTCACTTACTTCAAAACTATCAGCGGTTAAGAAAACCATTGTTGCAGCTGACATACACGCGCCTTCAACTGAACAGATAACGTGAGCTGGTGTATCTGCAATTGCTCTTAGGAATTGAATGGCTGTAAACAAATCACCACCATATGAGTTAATATGGATTTGAATAACATCATTCTCACCAGCGTTACGCATGATTTCAAACCAAGAAATGTACTCACTTGGTTCTTCAATAGTACCACTCAAATAGAACGTATGAAGAGTGTTGACTGGTTTATTAATAAAGGCTTTAATAGCATTAGCCGATTGTGTTTGCATTGGATTACTCATAGTGAATTCCTTTTTCTCTTTCGTATAATCTGATTTTTTTAATGAGGTCACTTGCGTGGTTGTCTCGGTGTTCTTTAAAGACCAAAGGTTCTTTGTCATTTTCTACTGCCATAATAGTTACTAGGTTAACAATGGGAGTATTAGTTCTTTCTTCAAACATGATTGCGTATGCTGCTTCTTGTTCGAAGTAATCTTTAATATCCTTTTCAGTCTTACGTCTTGAAGATGTTTTAAAATCAATGATTGAAATAACACCATCAAATTCTGCAATCAAATCTACTCGACCAGCAATGCGTAAATGATCTGAGTAGAGTGGAACTTCTTGCAAATACACTTTACCAATACGTGAATCTAATACTGGTTTAATACTATTAAACATCATCTTAACATGTGGCATTGTTTTAGCATCAAATATTTCCACTTCATTGTCTATATATTTTTCACATATAGTATGAAGTCTTGTACCTCTATCTGCTGCAAGTCTTCCAATTCTATTTGCTTCTTCTTCACCTACTGCTTTACGCCACTCCATCAATTTGTGTTTACTAAAGTGACCAAGCACTGTAGTAATTGATGGATACTTTACTCCAGAAGGTGTCACATAAACACGACCCTTCTCTGTAGTTACAGCATCAAGATCTTTATAACCTAGATCACAACCAACATGATTAAATGGCATTATGAGATCTTCATTGATTCTTTAGTGACAATGTAATCACGTACAAAGTCTGAACGAACAATGTCTGCCCATTTAAATTCAACGTGTACAAATGAATTCATTGAGTCAACAATCTTTAAGAAATTTAATACGCCATCTTTATCAGCTTTCTTATCGAAGTCTGATTGATAGTAATCACCACACATAATAAATCGCGCTCTTGATCCAACACGAGTGATAACAGTATCTAATTCTCTAAACACACAGTTCTGCATTTCATCAAGAATAATAATACAATTATTTAATGTTGTACCACGAATAAATGATGTTGATAAAAACTCAATTTGTCCATGATCTTGTAAACGCTCAAAGGCAAATTTGTCTTTAAACAACTCATTACAGATTTCAATATAAGGTAACATATAAGCTTCTTTCTTTTCAGCTTCGTCACCTGGTAAGAAACCAATATCACGTGTTGGTACAATAGATCTAATAATAACAACTTTCTTATATGGACCATTACCTTCTAGGATTTCACGTAAAGCTAAGTACATAGCAATAAACGTTTTACCTGTACCGGCAGATCCAGAAAGAATTAAGTTCTTATCTTTATGGTAACCATGAAACGCTTTAGATTGATTATCTGACATTGGATCAACCCGTTGTAAATGTTCAATCTTTAAGCGTGGTAACTTTTTAGTTACTAATGGTTCTTGTGTCTCTTGTGGTTGTTGTTTTTGCTTTTTCGTTTGCATTATGTTTTAATCGTATTACTACGAGCTGATCCTTTTTTAATTTTTTTCAATACATCATTCCACTCTGTGCCTGCTCGGCGCATGGGAGTTTTAGAATCAGAAACTAATCCACCAGTTTCTAGAGTGCGATATATTTCACCCTCACACTCTGGACATGGTTGCGCTATTGGCTCGTCTCTTTCCGAGATTTTTAGGATCTTTTCGAAATAGTGCTCGCACTTCTTGCACTGGTAAGCGTAGGTAGGCATCTTTCTCCTTAATACCATTGATGAACCACTCAGGAGGTTCACGGTTTGTCCACATTGCCATATCGGCTTTTTTATCTATATAGTACTTACGATAACTAGCAAGATGATCACCAGCTACTTTACATTCGTCAGGCATTGCAGGCGTAGGACCATGCCATACTTGTGATTGATTAGTATCTTTAATATTCTTTGGAAATTCTTTAAGAAGATTACGCAGTTTACTATCAGTCAAATGCACTTTACCATAGCGATATGTGTACTCGTCGCATGTTGCAACAAATAACGCATACAAATAATCGTAGTTTAGTTTATTTTGACGAGCCCAGATTGCTGATGGATGATTAATATGCGTAGCTGAATATAGTAAAGAATCACGTTCATCATCTAATTGCCACACCTTTTTCTTACGGCCGGTCTTAGATAATACAACTGTTTCTTTACCATCGATTACACGATGAGCAGTTGATAGTAGCTGAGCATACTCGAGAATCATTTTAACTACATGTTTATCGAGATGAGATCTAGCTGCTTCAACAGGATTAGCTGAAAGAAAAAATATGTTCATATAAAATCCTTAGTTAATTCATCTAAGCACCAACGTAACTTTTGTGCTGTTGCTTTGTAATCATCATCGTTATGTAGTAATCCAATACCACCACGTTCAATGAATGGTGTAATACAACCAATACTATCATCGATTAGAATTGCACGCTTATGAGCATAGTCAGATTTTTCTGGTTTACTGCATACAAAATTTGGCATCCAAGGGATGCCATTGTTGCCTAACCAAATAGTCTTTTGTTCAATTGCTGCTTCTTTCATTTCTGTACGGTGTGATCCAGTTGACGTTAGCATTTGCACATCTAACTTATAATCATCAGCAATGGATTCAATCTCATCTAGAAAGTGTTTACCATTAGGCATCCATTCTAAATTTTGAAAGATACGTCTAGTGATAACCGCTTCACGAAATCGTTCACGATCATATTCAAATTCATTCCAAATTTCGCGATATGCTTTTTCAAAGTTCGTAAGAACTCCGTCCATATCAAGAAATAACGTTACTTGTCCTAGCATTATGTACTTTCAAAATATATTGAGATTGTTTTAAAACCCACGGATGACGATGTGGTAAATGATTACCAGTAGCGCCAGACCAATCTCTAAACTCATTATCAAAAAAATTCAACTTTACACATTCTGGATTATTTGTTTGTAGTGTTTCTAATTCATCAGCCCATTCTTGCCACTTGTGATCAGATACAATACTTTCATTTAATTCATAATATAAACATGAGTGAACTAACATCTGTGCTCGTCGTTGGCGAATCTTAGCTTTAATAAGATCGTCATTGCTTTGCTCGAAGAAAGATTCTAAACTCATAGATATATTATATCACATTGTTGGCCCGCTGTACACCTGTTTTTCAAGGCTATACACTTGCTCACGTAACATTCTGCATTGAGTTTCTAACAACTCAACTTTAATTTTTAACTCGCGATTTTCATCGTTGAGTTGTCCGCATAAAATATCTAATTCAAGTTCTGTCATTATAGCATCCTTATTAATCCAATTGTGTCGATTGTTGTGAGAAGAATATAGTTAGCAAGCATACCAAATGATTTACGAGTATAACTAGCCCAAGCATACATAGCGCAACCGGCAATCCAAACAGGGTATAAGACGATAAGAGGTGGATTTGGAACGGTGAGTGCCATAGTGATAGAGCAACCAATGCTAATAGCCCAAGCAAGCAGTTCAACACAAAAACGTAGTTTATGACTCTTCCAATCATCTTTGATCCAATCGAATGTATGTAATATAAAGTCTATCATCTTACCACCATGAATCGTAGTAAACTTCACGACCTTCGTTTATCGCTTCATGTGCTTTAGCAATAAACTCATATGTTGCTTTAATGTGTAACTCATTTATTTCTTGAGATCCAAAGAAAAACCCCTCACGTGGTTCTAATTTGTTTTCAATTAGTGCATGTTCTAATTCATTCAAATCTTCTTGTGTTAAACGAACTGCTACACAATTGAAAGATTCAACAGTGCCACCTTTGGCACGATATAAGTCTTCCATCCAACCTTGAAGCGCATTAAACTTACGCCAATACATAAGTTCTTTTTGATCGCCATTATCATTTTCAGTTCTACATTCAAAATCACTAATTGCATTTTCTTTTGCTACAGAAAAAGCGTACATATCTAAACCCATAATATATCCTTTATTCAAATCCAATGTTTATCTCTCTAATCACGCCGCCAAATATTTTTTGGTACATTTCAGCACATGCTAAAACATTATAAACTCTACAATCACCTTCAATATTAATCAACGCATATCTTTTCATTTATCATCCCGCAAATAATTTTCTAAAACCTTCCATAGCTACTCTACATGCTGTGTTTTCGTCAGGCCAAAAGTGCGGAGCTTCACCATCAACGCTATACTTATCGTATTCTTTTAATACTTCTAAAACACCAGTGTTTCTATCACTAGCCATTTTTTGTACTATATCTAAAGCTCTATCATTTGTCATCATATTAATCATTCCTTTTTTCACTGTATAAGAATATTATATCACAACAGCGGGTATTTGTAAACAAATTCAGCGGCCTATTTCATATCATGAAACACATAAGTTATTGATTTATAAGGGTTTTTAAAATAATCATAAGTTGTTGATTTGTAAGGGTTTATCCTCGCCTCATTCTGGCCATCTCAGAGGCCTCCTGATCACTGAAGACGGGTACTGCATTAGACTTATGGAGAGTACCAATACCAATCATCTTAGTGCCTGTATACGTTGGTATATCTCTTCTGAATGTATCATTATGGTTAGTATTAAGACTTGGATAATGAGGTGTTTCTCGTCCTGGAGGAACAGATAATTTATAATTACTACTTAAATTATTATCTTTCTTAATATTAACTTTCTTTTTAGGCTCATATTTAGCCATTATCTTTTCCCATGAAGCTTTTAATTCCTTTTGTTTAGGAGTTAAATTCTTTTTCTTTTTAGATTTTTGATTAGTGTATATAATAGCCATTATATTATTCTCAATTTTTCCTTTAAAAGTCTATTATACCACAGATCTTTGTAAAAGTACACCGTTTTGTGTAATAGTTGACTAAATTAGTCGGGTATTAGAAACGAACACAGAGACCGAAGTCTCTGTGCCGAGATATGGATCACCTGCCTTTAATGGTAGTTAAACTCTTGTTCTGTAATTTTTTCGATGTACGAATCTATATGTGCTTTTTTCATCAGAAGTTGCGATGCTTTGTCGCTTCTTCCCTCCTTTTTCATTCTTGCTATAAAATGTTCTAGGTCTCGTGAATCTTTTTTAAGTTTTTCTAATTGGAAAGGAACCATAAGTTCTCCTATAAGTGTACATTAATAAAATCACATAATGTAGAGTTTAATCTATATGCAGTCTCCTTAAAGCGAAAAAAGCCCGATCATTTAAGATCGAGCTTTTATGTAGTTGTATGGTATGTCCCATACAGTTATTTATTTAAAAATTAATCCTGGGAATGCCTCTGAGACTAATTTTTTGTTTAAACCTTTATAAACACCTTCAAGTTCTTTATCTTTCATAAGACATATAAGTTCAGCTTCTCGTGTATCAATTCGGTATAACATATCAATAAACATACGTTCACGTCTTAATGCGTTAACCTGATCGCCTGGACCACCTTTAACAAAGTAACGGAACTTCTTAGTTTCATGCACTAAGTGTGTTTTATCGTACTTCTTTTTTTCTTTCTCATCAATGTCAGGTTTACCCTTTGGAAGAATAAATTCAATAGACTCATCAAAGGCGCCTTTTAAAACGTCTCTAAGTTCTAAGGAATTATTCTTTCTAAGAATTTCCAGTTTTTCTTTACGCGTTTCAGCCTTAGCTACTTGCTCTAAAACTTCTGAAACTAATATTCTTTTACCCATTAAAATTCACCAACTGATTCAACTAATAGTCTACAACGTTTCTTAATTAAGTAATCAAGAATACGTGCACGTGGAGGAAGTACATGTGATTCATATGTATTTATAATGTTATCTTTAATGTCTTGTGGGATCAAAGATAGGTCGATCAGTTGTTGATTACGTTGATAGTTACGATATGTTTCTATATCCATAGCAGATTTAAGATCTTCTGCTTTAGCTAACCACGCGTCTATCTTTTTCTGAGTGATTGGACTTTGGCGTAAACCTTCGACGATAGCGTTATCGGGAGAAAGAATATTAGGTATACCATCACCTTTATCACCACGAATAGTATGCTCAAAGAGGTAGAGATGAGGGTTGGCGTCCGTAACCAATTTCTTTTGGATTGGTGAGAATTGTTTGACATTCTTATACTTCTGTAGTTGAATAAAATCTTTATCAGATGAGATAATCATTACAGGTTCTGCTTTACCAAATTCTTGTGTTTGTTCTACAAGCGTACCAATAACATCATCGGCTTCAACACCTTCGATATGCACAAACTTATATGGTAAGTTCTCTTTGATTTCTTCTCTGATTTGATTTAAATATGTGAAGAATAATTCCCAGTCCATAGAAGACTCAGCACGAGCTTTTTTACGGTGGGCTTTGTATTGAGGGAATACACGCTTACGCCATGAATTGGCACCATCGCATGCAATGACCATTTGACCATAATCATCCTTGTACTTTTTATTGTACATACGGATAGAATTTAAAATCATGTGGCGTAAGAAATTCTCAGATAACTCAGCATCAGGCTGAGCCATAAAAGAGGCAATAGAGATTTGTGAGAAGTCAATAATTATCATAGTATATCCATTATATCACATGTTATGCTCGTTGTAAACCTTTAATGTGCGAGCGATGAACTTTCACCATAATCCACTCATTGTAATAATCTTCACCAATTAATACTTTGCGAGTAAATTGTTCGTATGCTTCTAAATAATTACATTCGCCTTTAGTCTTACATAAGTGCAAGATCTCGCGAGTATAATTATCTTTCCCATTAACCTTTACGTCTTCAATGAGAACTTTATTAGATCCAAAGTAATCTTTCCAATCTGATTCTACTTTAGATCTTTTTTTCTTGCCTTTAATTGTTTTTGTTTTACTTGACCAAAAGAACTTTTTACCAATATATTGTTTATTAGTCTTTTTGCAAGTGATTAGATAAACAAATCCATAAATTTCTTTGTGAGTATTTTCACCAAGTTCAAACTCGTTACCATTCATCATCCATGTCATTGTGAGGATACTCCATTTCGTCTAGTTCCTCTTCTATATATGTGTTTCCACAGAACGGACAATAGAGCGGATGCTCACCAACATCATCATAGCTATATTCTATTGTAGCTTCGCAACTACATTCTTTACATTCAAAACTTTTCTTTGTCATAAACTTTGATCTTTTAATTCTAACCATGTTTGAAGTTTATCAAATCCACCAATGTGCAATTCGCCATCGAAGATTTGTGGGACTGAGCGCAGTGATCTTTCTACTAAGTAATCACGACCTGCTGCATTTGTTTCGATATTGACTTCAGTAAACTCAATACCTTTTGACTTTAATAAATTCTTTGCTTGTACACAATATGGACATACAGTCTTAGAATAAACTACAATCATAATGATAAACCTTTCATTGTTTCTGCTGATACGTCTTGTTTAACGCCGCCATTAACATAACTTGTAATTTCTGTTTCTTGTGGAGCAACTTGCACGTTACCGCCACCAATCCATTTTTCTGTCCAAGGCAATGGATTAGATTGTGATACACTATATGGGCAATGATATGATAGAGTTCTCATACGACGGCAACCAATCCACTCAACATAGTCACCTAATAGTTTCTCATTCAAACCAATCATTGAGCCATCTTTAAACAAGTATTTAGCCCATTCTTTTTCTTGTTCAATAGCACTAACAAACATATCATTAACTTCTTTTTCAGTTTCCTGGCGAATCTTCGCAAAGTCAGGATCGTCTTTAATAAGATGTTTAATGATAGAAGTACTACCAGCAAGGTGAGTATTCTCATCTCTAGCAATAAACTTAATTACTTTAGCGTTGCCTTCCATTTTCTTCAACTCAGCAAACGCCCATGAACAAGCAAATGAAACATAGAAACGAATACCTTCGAGTATGTATACACTCATTAAGCACATGAATAACCTCTTCTTGAGTTCATACATATCAATAGTAATTGTTTCGTCATTAATCGTATGTTTACCAACACCTAGTAATTCATAATAGCGTGAATATGAAATAAAGTCGTCATAGTATTTAGAAATATCTTCAGCACAATCTAAAATTGGTTGAATAGTTTTAATCTCATCAAACACAATAGATGGATTAGCGTAAATGTTTCTAATAATATGTGTATATGATCTAGAGTGAATTGTTTCAAAGAACGCCCATGTCTCTACCATCACTTCTAACTCAGGCACTGATGCTACTGGTAAGAACGCTAGGTTAGGAGATCTACCTTGAACTGAATCCAAAAGGATTTGGCGCTTCAGATTCGATGTAAAGATATGTTGCTCAAAGTCGTTTAGATCATCAAAATCTTTTCTATCTTTTGATAAATCTACTTCTTCTGGACGCCAAAAGAAACCTAATTGTTTATCTGTAATCTTTTCAAATTGACCATAACGAACAGTATCATAGCGAGCGATATCAACTGACTCACCAAAAAACATTGGTGATTCTAAATGACTTTTTGTTTTTAACTTAAATACTGACATTTACCATTTTCCTATTGGACATTTGCTTGATGGAGGTATTATCTTAAACAACACTACACATCCACATTTATTACATTTTTCAATACGTTCTTTAGTAGAATGAGCACATGTTTTGCATATGTCATATCTACTTTGAACTAATTGTTTTAGATCTTGCATGACTCACAGTCTTCTTCACCATCAACTGGTTGAGATAACTGTTCTTCAATTTCTTTAAATTCTTTTTCGTGCATTTCACCAGCACCATCATGTGTATTAAAATAATACAATTGTTTGCCACCATACTTATAAAACATAACTAAATGTTTAATTAGTTCTGACATTGGTACTTTATGGTCTTCGTAATTCTCAGGATTATATGAAGTGTTAACAGAAATACCTTGATCAATATATTTTTGCAATATTGCACAAATCTTTAGGTAACCTTCTGGTGATTTTTGATCCCACAATAAATCATATTGATTCTTCAACTTATGATAACCTGGAACTACTTGAGCCATTACACCATCTTTAGATTGTTTGAATGATACTAAAGCGCGCGGAGGTTCAATACCATTTGTACTATTACTTATCTGCGCGCTAGTTTCAGCAGGCATTAAAGCCATTAGTGTTGAGTTACGTACACCAAACTCTTTTAGATCTGAACGTAATGTATTCCAATCTTGACGTTCAATGTGTCTAATTAACTCATCTACTTCTTTCTTATATGTATTATTTGGTGTAATACCCAATGAATACTTTGTTTCACCATGACTAGGACATGCACCTTTTTCTTTAGCTAAGGTGTTAGATGCTTTAATCAAATAGTATGACCAAGCTTCTGCATATTCATCAATAGTTTCAAGAGCATTATCGTCGTACTTTAATCCACGTTTTGCAAGGAAGTATGCGAGGTTGATGATGCCGATGCCAAGAGGGCGCCTATTCTTTGTTGAACGTTCTGCTGCTGGGACTGGATATGCTTGGTAGTCAAGTAACTCATCGAGCGCTCTGACTGAGAGATCGCAGTATTTTTCAAATTCTTTTGGATCGTTGATAAGTCCCCAGTTGATGGCAGACAAAGTGCACAAACTAATTTCTCCATTTACATCCTCCGCTGAATTTAATGATTTAGTAGGTAAGTCAATTTCACAACATAAATTAGACATACGAATAGGTGCTACTTCTGGAATAAAAGAGCCGTGACTATTTGCATGATCTACGTTCATTAAGTAAATACGACCAGTATCTTTACGCTCTGTTAAGAATTGAGAGAATACTTCGATTGCTGGTAATACTTTTTTGCGGATACTGTTATTAGCTTCATAAGCAGTATATAATTCTTTAAATTTATCTTGATTTGAATAGAATGCTTCATACAAATCGGGTACTTCATCTGGAGAGAATAGTGTAATGTTACCACCAGTCAATAGACGCTCATACATTGTCTTATTGAATTGGAAGCAGTAATCCATATGGCGTACGCGAGTTTCTTCTGTACCTTTATTATTCTTTAGTACAATAAGGTTCTCATATTCTAAATGCCAAACTGGAATATAAACTGTAGCTGCACCACCACGAACACCACCTTGTGAACATGATTTAACTGCTGCTTGGAAATACTTAAGGAATGGAATTAAGCCGGTGTGAACAACTGAACCGTCACCAATACGACTACCGATAGCCCTAATAGAACCAGCACCGATCCCAATGCCAGCCTTTTTAGAAATATATCTGACAATTGAAGTCGTCGTTGAATTGATGGCGTCCAAAGAATCACCAGACTCAATAAGCACACAAGAGCTAAACTGACGAGTAGGAGTACGAACGCCTGCCATGATTGGGGTAGGTAGACTAATATAGAATTGAGAGATAGCATCATAATATTCCTTTACATACTTCATACGACTTTCTTTAGGATAACTCATAAAGAGTGTCATTGAAATTAACATGTATAGAACTTGTGGAGTTTCATATGGTGTTTTAGTACTACGGTCTTGAACTAAATACTTTCCACGAAATTGTTCCATACCAACATAAGTGAATTCATTATCACGATCATGTTTAATGTAACGATCTAATGAATCAATTTCAGTCTCATCATATGCACTAATAACTTGTGCATCATAAACACCTTTATTAATATTATGTTTAATAATATTAATTAATGGCCAAGGTGTATAATCACCATAAACCTGTTTACGTAGTTTATAGTTAACTAAACGTGCAGCAACATACTGATAATTAGGTGTTTGCTCTGAAATAAGTTCTGCAGCTGACTTAATTAATAACTCGTGAATATCATCAGTCTTCATGCCATTATTAATTTGGATGTTTGACTTTAACTCAATTTCACTAATTGAAACGCCATTAATCTCTTCGGTAGCCCATTCTAAAACTTTATGGATCTTGTTTACGTCAAACGGTTCTTGTTTCCCGTCTTTCTTTACTACATTAATATTTTGCATTATTATTCAAACTCCAATGATCAGAAGTATATTATACCACACCTATTCATAGGTGTACACTATTATTTTTGCGGGATTAAGCTACTGCTGAAACTATTGATATTGCAGCGTTGATTGCAACGTTTAGTTGCTCTTTGTATTCTAGTTCTTCTGTTGTAGAAGCTACTGCCTTTTCTACTTCTAAACCACGAAGTAAATTTAAGTATTCTTCTTTAGAACATTGCCCGTTTTCGTAAGCCTGTGTATACTCATTATAGTATTCTGCTAATTGTGCGGTATTCATCTTGGCTTACTCCCTAGGACTTTTTGGATTTTTTCAGCATTTCTTTCGATCTGCTGAAACTTTGCTTTACAGAAAAAGACTGAAGATTTATCATCATAGGATTTATTTCCTTGATTAATTAACTCTTCCATTTGTACTGCTAGTTTATATGCCTCTGGATTACGAGGAATATACTGAGTAAAATTTTTAAATTCTTTATTTAATTTTTGCAAATTTGTAAATTCTATTTTAGCTTTTGCAAAATTATCACACTCTGATTGAGCTAACTCAGCTGTAGTACGTATCTTATTTATCAAAACGTATTCTTGATTATCATATCTTGCCATGAAATAAGAATCAAACGCAGTTTGTAATGTACTGCAACCCGTTAATAAAACAATTGATAATGCCATTAATACTTTTTTCATTTCACATCCTGGAATATTTCTTTTTGTGTTTTATACCAATCTTGCCACGCTTTTAACTTCTCACGTGTTTCGTAACATGTTGCGTAGTTATCTGAAACTGTTGTTAACAGTTCAGGCACTTTAACTTTGGAGGTTCCTCTAACAGTATTGATGGTGCTTGGGGGAAGTTCATTTTGACTGGCACTGTCGTGGAGCACGACTGCAGCATTAGACAACTCACAGCTATCACCAACGTACTTACTAATCGCTTTTTTGTTTTCATTTGATGTATCCTTAATCACTTGTATTTTAGTGACTACTTTTTCTACTATTTTTACATTAGCTTCATTTGATTTAGCTTCTGCTATTTTTATCTTCTTTTCAAACTCTGCTACTTTAGATCTCCAACCAAGTTCGTTAGTTAATCCACCCTCTAAGTATATACCAATTGCAAGAATGATAACACCAATTGGTTTAACTAATTTACCATAAGTGTTTATGACTGGTAATCTGGCGACAATCGTACTTGCAAATGTAAGAATTAATCCTACTACAAGTACGATGTGTACAAAATAAGTGATAAACCAATCAGGAAGAAATGACGAAATAATCCACATAATGTATGTATATTACTGTATTAGCAATTCCACTTTCTCAATGCTTTATTGATTCTTGAATCTGGATCATTAGCAGTCTTTGCTGATGTTAAACGTTTCTTCATTCCGCCCATACGAGCACAGAAAGATTTTCTACGATTAGCAGCTTTGCTACCTGGCTTTA